GGAGAGTGCTGACACTCCAGACAATCACAGGGCGCATGGCTCACGCCTCTCCTAACATGGCGCAGGTACCAGCTGTGTACTCACCCTATGGGGAGGAGTGCAGGTCTTGCTGGACTGTACCCTCTACTAAGAAAGTACTGGTGGGTATAGATGCATCGTCCATTGAACTGAGGATGCTCTGCCACTACATGAAAGACGATGACTACACCACACAGGTAACAGAGGGAGACATACATACCTTTAATCAGCACCTTGCTGGACTACCTACCCGTGACCAAGCAAAAACATTTATCTATGCTCTCCTCTACGGCGCAGGTTCTGCCAAGATAGGTTCTATCATTGGGAGAGGTGCCAAGGAAGGGCAAGAAATAATGGACAGGTTCTTCTCTCAGCTAGATTCCTTTAAGAAACTAAAGACTAAGGTTAACACGGTGGCAGAGAGGGGGTGGATCATGGGCCTGGACAAGAGGACATTACATATCAGATCAGTTCATTCTTCTCTTAACACTCTCCTGCAAGGAGGCTCTGCCATACTTATGAAGAGAGCACTGGTGATCTTTGATGAGCTTATCAAGGAACAGGAACTGAAAGGTATCTTTGTTGCCAATGTTCATGATGAGTGGCAGCTAGAGGTTGACAAAGATCATGGCGACATGGTAGGTAAGGCAGGTGTAGAGGCTATCAAGAGAGCAGGAGAATACTATGACTTACGTTGTCCTCTTGATGGTGAGTACAAGGTAGGAAACAATTGGGCAGAGACACACTAGAAAGGAGGCATGTTTTATGATAACACTGATGGTAATGATGAGTCTATTCGGGTTAGGTAACCAAGAATATATGGACAAGGTAGAGGAACAGGTGAACAAGGGATACACCTGGGAGTACCAGGGGTACACTCCTTGGAGCCAGAAGAAGTCTCTCTCTATCCTGATTGAACCAGAGGAGTTTCCTCCTTACATTTTGTTTAAACTTACCAAGCCAGAGGAGGACAAATAGGTGGACATATATCTACACACCTCAATCTCTGTAGGTTCTATTCTTATAGCCTACGCAGTTGGTAGCTGGGCTTCAATGAAGCGACACATATCTTACGGAGTAGACCATACTCTGGCTAAACTAGAGCGAGAGGATTGTATAAGAATAAAGCGTGGACAAGATGGAGAAAAGGAGATTATAAGTCATTCAGAATCTTATAAAGATTTACACTTAGAGATAGACATACTGAAACGAAATGTTTATGAACTGGAAAGCCAACTAAATATATGTAGAAAAAAGACTGTTGACAAGTCAGTATAGACCTGCTATATACACACCATAATCAACGTAACGAAAGGAAGTAAACTGATGGGTATCATTCAAGGCAAAGCATACTGGGCTAAACTAGACCCCAACAACCCTGCTCAAATCTACAACACCACTGCCAACACTGATAAGCAATGGACCATGGACGTGACACTGGACGAGGAAGCTGCAAAGATTCTGCAAGAGTTTGACATGTCAGCGTCCCTACGAGATGGTTCACAGAAAGCTGTCAAGGCAGGGGTAGGACGTAAGCTGAATGGTCAACCTACTCTTCTCTATCCCAAGGGTCATGAGTCTGATGACTTCTACTTCACCTTTAAGTGCAAGGCATTTGACAAAAACCTTGAACCCAAACGTCCTCCTCAAGTGGTAGACGCTGACCGTAAAGATATCACCGGAACTCTTATCGGTAACGGTTCAATTGTTAATGTTAAGTTCAATGAATGGCTCAACCCTGCAACTGATAAGCATGTTCTATACCTGAATGGAATACAGGTGGTACATCTTGTACCTTATGAGAAGGGTGGTGGCTTTGAAGTTATTGAAGGAGGTTTCAAGGGAGAGACTGTGATGGCTTCAACTATAACGGTTGAAGAAGATTTTGAATCAGTTAGTTTGTAGGAAAGGAGATTAGATAATGAAAGCAACTACACAAAGTCGAGTACTACGTGCCTTAAAGAAAGGCAACCGAGTCACTCGCAAGACTAGCATTGAACGTGGCTGGGCTGAGAACCTAACAGCAACTATCTCAGACCTGCGGGATAAGGGGCATGATATTATTCCCGTACATGTACCAGTGCTTGATGGTCCAGACTATACTCGTTATAAGTTGGTAGTCTGAACCATGGATAGTGGCAAGATTAGTTCTCTTCTACAAGATATAGAAGAAAGACTTGAAGATGGCGTGGCTGTGGACGAGACTAATCTTGCTATCTTCCTACAAGAAATGAAGGAGGTGATGGAAAGATTTTTCTCTGAGAGTGATGGGTATACTACCAAGGGTAGGATGAGACTTTCAGCAGTGGGTAGAGAGAACCGTAAATTATGGTACGAGTATAAAGGTTATGATAAACCTAAGCTCAACACATCAACAAAACTAAGGTTCTGCTTTGGCCATGTTCTGGAATCTCTCCTTCTCCTTCTTGTACGAGAGGCGGGGCATCAAGTATCTGACTGTCAGAAGAAGGTAACAGTGAACGGAGTAGATGGACACATTGATTGCTTGATAGATGATGAGCTTGTCGATGTTAAGTCTGCTTCTCCTTATGGGTTCAAGAAATTTAAGGACGGTTCAATAACAAAAGGTGAGGACCCATTCGGTTACATGCACCAGTTAGGCGCTTATGCCACGGCTCTTGGTAAAGAGAAAGGACACTTCTTATCAATAGACAAGAGCAGCGGAGAACTTAACTTACTAAGGGTGAACCTGTCAAAGGTGGACACACCAACCCGTATAGATTTTCTAAAGGAAACGCTACCCCTTGATACGCCACCCGACAGGTGCTACGCAGAGGTAGAGGAAGCCTCCGGTAATAAGAAGTTAGCCAGTGGGTGTAGGTTCTGTGACTTTAAGGTGGAGTGTTGGAAAGATTCTAACAATGGAAGAGGTCTTAGGAAATATAAGTACGCCAGAGGTCCAGAGTATTTCACTCATGTGGAGAAAGAACCAAGAGTAGAGGAGGATTTCCTGTGAGTATAGCACTGACACTATCTGATGATGAGTTTAACTATTGTAAAGACTTAGGTGTAAAGCGTCACATGGCAAAGCACCCATCGTTCAGAGAGAAGAGTGTTGTACCTACAAAGCAACTGTACGCTGGTGAGTCCCATGTTCTAGGTATCCTAGGTGAGTACGCCTACCATAAAGTTACTGGCTCTAAGATAGACGAGTGTATCTACCAGAGAGGAGATGCGGGTTATGATTTTGAAGAGGACGGGTCAAAGATAGAGGTGAAGGTCAGTACCTATGGCCCCGTGGGTACAGAGTTAAAGATACCAAAGAAAGAATACGAGGAAAGAAAACCAGACCAGTATGTACTTGTTTATGTTAACAAAAACAATCTCAAAGATGTCACCGTGCTTGGAAAGATTAGCAGAAAAACTTTTGACAAAAAGAAACGTGAGAAACAATATGGTCCAAGGTACCCTGTTAATTATATTGTAGGCGCGGAGGAACTCGATGCACTGGACGTTTAGAGACGACAAGACTAAGATACCACAGCCTGATGAGTACTTTGGTTTTGTCTATGTAATCACCAACAAACTTACCACTAAGCAGTACATTGGGTGTAAGCAGTACTGGCAGATGCGTAAAAAGAAGAAACACAAACCCTCCTCTTGGCGTGTGTATACCTCGTCGTCGAAATACTTGAACGAGGACATTGACAAGATAGGAAAGAGACGGTTCAAGTTTGAGATCATACAAGAATATAAAACAAAGAGGGGGCTACTCTACTACGAACAATACTATCAGATGAAGTACCATGTGCTCACCGCTGTTATAGAGGGAACAGATGAGCCAGCCTACTATAACAAGAACATAGGAGGAGTCAGGTTCTATGTTCCTCTTGAAGTATATGAAGACCCTGAGTTTAGAAAGAAAATGAGTGCATCTGCTAAAGCTACCTGGGCTGATCCTGATTCTGTTTACAATACTCCTGAGTACAGAAAGAAAATAAGTGAAAATGCTAAAGCTATGTGGGCTGATCCTGAGCTCAGAAAGAAAAAGAGTGCATCTGCTAAAGCTATGTGGACTGATCCTGAGATTAGAAAGAAAATAAGTGCATCTGTTAAAGCTCAGTGGACTGATCCTGAGTACAGAAAGAAACGGAGTGAGTCCTCTAAAGCTCAGTGGACTGATCCTGAGTTTAGAAAGAAACAGATTGAAGATAGTAAAGCTAGGTGGACTGATCCTGAGTTTAGAAAGAACCAGACGAAGAGCCGGGCTGATCCTGAGTACAAAAAGAAAATGAGTGCATCCCGCTCTGAAGGTCCCTACAGAATTACCTTTGACACTGGTAGAGAAATTACCATTGACAGTCTTAACAGGTGGGCAAAAGAAAACGGGTATGATCAAGCTGCTTTAAGTAGGGTACTATCCAAAAAGAGAAGCACCACTAAACACAAGGACATAGTAAAAGTAGAACGCTTAACTGATGATCCGAATGAAGAGTGACGCCGTGCTACAGACACTGGAGGAGGGAGTACATAATCACCATAGCCCAGAGAAAGTTATGTGGCTCTGTGTTATTCTTCAGCAGCTTCTGGACGCCACCAAACCTCCCAAGTACTACGACAGTGTAGAGATACAGATGGCCAGAACACAGGCAGAGGCTTGGATATTCTCCTCCGTAGGTGTAACAGCAGAAGACAGAGACACAGTGTGCTTTCTTGCAGGGGTAGAGCCAGCAGCTTTCAAAACCTTTGCAAAGAAAGTTCTCAAAACTAAGGAAACAGTGTTCATAAGGAAGAGAATAAATGCTATCTTACATGAAGATTCTTATTAGTTTTATTCTTGTTACCTATTCGTCTAGTGCTTTCGCCTTAGCAGAGTTAGAGTACCGGAGCTACCTAGATAAACAACTCTTGTGTATGGCAGAGGCGATCTACTTTGAGAGTAGAGGAGAACCTTTCACTGGACAGGTGGCAGTGGCACAAGTTATACTTCAAAGAGTGGAGAGCAAAGTTTTTCCTGACGATGTATGTGCTGTGGTACACCAAGGTAGGTTACACAAAAGCGGCTCACCTGTTAAACATAAGTGTGAGTTTAGCTACTGGTGCGACGGTAAACCAGAAGAGGTAGAGGACGAAGGAGCTTACAGAGAAGCTATCTCTGTTGCATCCCTTGTATCAGAAGGCGTTAGAATTTTAAGTGTAAAAAGTGCTTTACATTACCATGCAATATATGTTAGACCTTACTGGGCAGACAGTTACAAGAGACTTGCTCAGATAGGCAGACACGTTTTCTATTCAAGGGAAAGGGTTAATAAGTGATGAGTGCAAAACAGGAGACAGCTATAGATAAACAGGTTGGGGGTGACCACTATAAAAACTGTAAGATTCAACCAGTTGAGTACATTGAAAGTAACGGGCTTGGTTTTCTCATGGGTAATGTAGTAAAATATGTGACACGCTACGCTGTGAAAAAGAATGTCCAAGATTTAGAAAAAGCCCAGCACTACATAGAACTTCAATTACAATTGAACGAGGAAGGAAAGCTATGAAAGATTACTTAGCTAGTAAGAACAACTCTAATATTCTTTGCCGCGTGCTTCAGACAAAGTACAAAGAGATGGGGATCACTGATGTAGCGGTGTGGTCAGAGCCTTTTGAAGTAGGTATGATTACACAGTGGGCAGTACGTTCTGACCTTGCCGCTAAACATCCAGAACTATTTAAAATTTAAAATGATTGTACCTCTACTTGAAATCAACGGTGATGAGCTTATGTTTAACGGTGAGAAGCTTGCAGATATAAGCTCACTGGTAGATGAACACACAGTTAAGAAGTTTGAGTACTGGTTAGAATTTGTAACAGATAAATTAGAAGAGGAGATCGCTGATGAATATGACCCATCTTAATAACCAGATTACCCTACCCACCAACTATCAGAGCTTTATTCATATGTCACGGTACTCCAGGTGGATGGAGGAAGAGGGTCGTAGAGAAACGTGGGAAGAAACCATTGACAGGTACCTTTCCTTTATGGTGAACCACTTGAAGGAGAACTATTCCTACTCTCTCTTCGGTACAGAGTTAGCTGACATTCGGAGAGGGATGCTGAACCTAGAGGTACTAGGGTCCATGCGAGCACTGATGACAGCTGGGCCTGCACTGGAGCGTGAGCACGTTGCAGGGTACAACTGTTCCTACC